AAAATAGCAACGACTATGACATACAGACTTTACAACGCAGAGACGCTCAACCGCTACGCTAAGGACTTCCACGAGCGGGCGGTAGCTAAAGGCTTTTGGGATGAGCCCCGCTCCGTCGGGCATTGTCTGATGCTCGCTTTCGGGGAGCTTCACGAGGCCATCGAGGCCGACCGATTAGGCAAGTGGGCGAAGCTCGACCCCGACACGATAGACACACTCCAGCGGATAGAGGGTGCACCCTATGCTCAAGAGTTCCTCAGTGAGGTCAAGGACACCGTGGAAGACGAGATTGCCGACGCAGTGAAACGCCTGCTTGACCTGCTGGGGTGGATGCTCAAAGATCGTGCGCTTTCGGAGACGGAGGTAGAGACCGACTTAGGCGTATCTGCATTCTACATCGCAGGGGAAATGACACTTGCCGAAGCACTTTGGCCTATCCTTCAGGAGGCGTGCTGCCTTTGTGGTAAGTACGCTCACCGCTACGCCATTCTCTACTCCATCAAGTCCCTCGAGTTGCTCTGTGACCGCCTCGATATCGACCTGATGACGCACATCGAGCTGAAGACCAAGTACAACGAACTCCGCCCTGCACTGCACGGGAAGAAATACTAACAGATATGACAACGGATAACATCATCGACCTGCTCATCATCGCCTGCAGTGGGCTACTCGTGTGGGCGCTCGCAGCGACGCTCACGCTGTGGGACGAACGCAGGGAGCGTGAGCCAAAGGAAACCACCGCACCCGAAGCGGAGGACGTTACACCCACCGAGATACCCGAGAATGACAAGGAGTGGCACATACGCACTCGCCTTGTGGAGAAGCTACGTGGGGAAATAATCAAAGGACTGGAGTCATCTCACGTCTGCTATTTAGAACCACGGTTGGATGACAGCGGCCTCAAGCTTTCAAAGGGGGAAGAGTATGAGCTGTTCCTCCCACTCGTAAGGAAAGGGTATTTCGTCTATCACGAAGAGAAGCGTATACATCTGTCCTCGATTATGCAATATCGTGTAACAAAACATCGGGACTTTGAAACTATCGCTCTCGAGATCACCGAAGAGTTACTAATCAAGAATGTACAGCTATGACTATTACGATCGAAGCATTCACCACCCTCTTAGTGGTCTACGTTGTCTCAGTCGTGTTGTGCGCGTTCTTCTATTTCCGCTGTGTGGATTTAGAGTGTAAGGTGGACGTAGTCCAAGAGTCCAAGGAAGCACTGCGGGAGAGCCTCACGAAGCACAACTACTCGCTGTTCCAAGAAAAGGATGAGCTCGAAAAGGAGTTGGCCGCCAAGACCGAGGAGATAGACGAGCTTAAACGCTGCACAAGGAAGCTCGCCAAGACCAATCGGTTGTGCATCAACAGGTTCAAAGAAATGCGAGCGGGGCAGCTGGCAAAAGCTCCCGACACCTCCGAGGTTATCACACGCAAGCTCATCGACAAAAGCCTGCGGCCGCTTGTGTGGTGTAAGGCTGACGACGACGAGTGGTGGACAATATCGACCGCTTGGCGGATACACATCTGCAAATACTCAGCTGGAGGAGGCTGGTGCGTATACTCTGCATCGGAGTTCGTGAGCAGCAAACTTGATATGATCCTCCCAACTCTCAAAGAAGCTAAGGCCGAGGGGAGAGCGTGGATAGTCGAGCAGATATACTCAATGTTCAACCGAGATAATCAAGACTAACTAACAACACAACGAACTATGACACAGAAAACGACGCCCACGCTAACGTGGGAGCAGTATCGCAATCAAACAACGGCATCAGCACCAATCGGAAATGGAAAGATGGCAGCGTATATCATCTACTATATCGACTTCGGATATGGAGGCTGCTATAGATGTCTCCGAGATATAGTGGGCGCAAACACAAATCTCGATGACGTTGATTTTAACAATGGCATTGAGGTTGCTGGATATATACACACTCTCGAAGAGGCTAAGGCGAAATGCCAAGAAGATCTGCTGACGCTAACCGACAACGAACTATGACACGAGAAGAACTACTGAAATCCCTCCGCCCGCTCGAATGGCGAAAGTTGACGGGCATCCTTAGAACGACCTACAAAGCAGACCAATTCATAGACGGGGAGGCGTTCATCAGCGAGGTGTACCCGAAGTGGACTACCTCGTTCGACAACGTGGAGTACAACACTTTGGCGGAGGCTAAGCAAGCGGCCGAGGAGTACCGAAAGAACAAGATACTATCACACTTTAACCTCGAGGAGAAATGACACGAGAAGACGTAAGAAGATCACTGAACCCCATTCAGTGGACATATACACACGAAAACCTAACGTATAGAGCAATACTTGGGGTTGGAGTCGATAATATCGAGATGGAGATACGCTCAATACTATGGATGGATGAGAAGTACCTCACAATAACCAAGAATGGTATGGGTGTCCGTGAAGGCTACAAGAATCACCACAACAACCTCGACGAGGTTATGAAGGAGGCGCAATCATTCTATGTAAACGAGGTGTGCAGTCTCTTCAAACTGATCAAGAAATAACATGCAACACTCGGCATCGAGATGATGAAGCGAGATGCAGACACTCATTGTAGGTGGCTAATCCTTCGCCACCTCCATGTAAATAACAGATAGAAAACTAACACAAACTAACATGGACCTATTTATCGCACGAGTATCCTACCATAACCTGGAGGACAAGAAAATCACCGAGACCTACCTCGTCAATGCAGCCTCCTACACCGAGGCCGAGGCCCGCACGCTGGAGTACCTCAATGAGCTCACGCCATCACCCGTGACAATCAAGAGCCTAAAGCCGTTAGGGGTAAACGATACCATGGGGCTTGACGTGGACAGCACGTCTGCTGGCTACTATATCGTGAGTGTCGTCGATGAGGTGGACGGCAAGAAGGTCACTCGCAAGACGCTTGTCAAGGAGTTGTCAATCATGGAGGCCAGCGAAATGGCAAGCGACGGACGTATTCAAGACGTCACCGACGCTCGAGTCCTCGACATTGTAGACATCATCAAAGCTGCATAGCCATGAAGATCTCTCACCCTCGCATAAAGTGGACGGAGCTACGCAGAGGGCTCCAGATGGGCATAGATGAATCCACGGGCTCAATCTTCTCAATGAAGGGCGTACGCCTCACCATCGGCTTCCATAGGGTGTTCTCCGACCGCTACGGCAAGGCGGTTGCAGAGGCGTTCCTCGATGCACTGCACAGCACCCCAAAAGAGTAACTAACCCAGCCCCCTCTCTGCTACGACAAGCGGAGAGGGGGCTACTTCAAAAAACAGAGCTATGAACCTACTATCACTAATCATCGACCACATCCTCGGCCGTCGCTACTACGCGAATATCGTCTACCATATAGGCACGCGCAACTGCGAGATAGCCTCCCACATCTTCGAGACAAAGGAGGATGCGAGGGCTCACCGACAGACCCTTGCGTCAAACAGGTCGTTTAACTTCATCAAGACGATCTCATTCCGAAGCCGCACCAAGATAACCAACTTCCAGCCCTATGTTTAAGAAGCTCCTCGACCAGCGCAAACGCCTTGTGACCATCGACTCGCGAGACTCATCAATAACACTATCACCCCGTCTACTGCGAGAAATGGGAGGCGAGAAGGCTGTCGGTAGGCGTATGCTTGTATTCTCGATACCATCGAATTCTACCTACGGCTTCTCCTTCCTACCCGCAGATGCCTCTGAAGCCCAGGTAAAGGCGGCTCCAGTGCTACAGCACAACGAGAACACCAAGACCCACGGCTTCGAGAGCCTGACACCTACGGCTGCCGCTATCCTCTACCGCTACGACATCGAGGACGAGGTGGCCCAGCTCTACGTCAAGCGTCGTCAGATATCCAGCACCACCTACTACGAGATCCAGCCACCACGTAAATAGAGATAGAGTATGCCTACACAGATACGAGAGATCCGTTACCGCGGCTTCTCCACAAGCCCCGACGACTATGCAGTGCCTGACGGGGATCTCGAAGGGGTGTCAGGTCTTGTCCCCGAGGACGAGGCTTTGAAGCCCATTCAGCCACCAGCTGCAATCTTTGACCTACCGAAGGGGAAGACGATCGATCACGTTCATGTGACCCCGTCATTTCGCCACTATATCCTTCGAGACCCTGAGACGGGAGAGCTCGCATACACCAAGGACGGGGGGACATTAGTGCCACTCGATAGCGTAGGCAAGGACATCATAGAGATACAGAGCGTCGGTAACACGCTCCTGGTGCTCACCCCGACGGGGATGCACTACTTCCTTTACAAGGACTCCACGAAGGGATACATACACCTGGGTGATCAGATACCATTCCCCAAGGTGTCCTTCGCGCTCAAGACTAAGGAGGTGGTAGTAGAGGAGGACTTCGATAGGGGGCAGGACCGCGAGAAGCAGCTGGCGTCGCTACTCAATAGGATGCGAGCCAAGCACTACGACAAGGAGGGTAAGTTCATCTTCCCCTTCTTTATCCGCTATGCTCTCAGACTCTATGACGGCTCTACTACAATGCCGTCGCCCCCCGTGCTGATGATCCCGAATACCTGCAATCGGTTTATGTTCAGCGGAGGCAAGATAAAGCTATCGCTATCTGTGAGCGACCTCTCTCACGCGCTTGATGACCCCGAAGACTACAATCGACTGACCAAGTGGAGCGACATAGTGAGGAGCATAGACTTCTACATCTCGTCACCTATATACACCTGGGACCAGGAGCACCCGCTCACGGGTAATGGCTCTATCCTTGATCCGCTCGGTCTTATCCTTCGACCCTTCTCCATATCCAGGGCTTACTCAGGCTTCACTCCCGAGATACGTAGCACGGGACGCTTCCAGCCGTGGATCATCCCTGGCGAGTGGGATGTGAACATCTTAGATCCGACGGCATGGCACAATAACAAGTGGTACGCCCTCAATAACTCCGAGCGAGTAGACGCTCAGATTAAGGGCATCAGCTCGTTCTACCTCATTAAGTCAGCCGAGATCAAACCAGGGTTTATATTCATAAGCCATGAGCAGGATATGCACTTCGATAAGGAGGGCTTCCTGGAGAATATCGCCACGTATGAAACACTCACCGACGACGTGAAGTCTCACCATAAGACCGTGCCAACGAGTGCGTATATCTACAACTCGCGCCTCAATATCACGGGCCTCTCCGAGCAGCTACTCTCGCAGAGTGATCGGTGGAGGCTATTCCCGTACACTACACCAGTGGAGAGCCAGTTCTTGTATATGTTCTTCGTCCTCAAAGCCGACGATGGGGAGGATGTATATATAAGTGCTGGCGTATATTCGAGTGTCGATGTAGACAGGCTACTGACATTCGTCTATTGCCCGGATCATAGAGCCTACAAGATGGTAGCATACAAGCAGGAGGTAGTAGGATCGACCTGGGTGTACAAGAAGATGGAGCGAGAGCTCACAAAGCACAGCTTCCTCTCAGGGGCTTATGCTATGGGAGGGCACCTGGCTCCACTCGAAGGGTGGGGGAGTTCGACGGAGCGCGATCTCCGCGCATTTGAGGCTAAGGTGCAAGCAACGTCTAAGCGCACATTTCCACTGCCAAACAAGGTGTACACCTCGGAGGTGAACAACCCGTTTAACTTCCCGACGCGTGGGGTGAACTCAATCGGCACGGGTAAGATCCTCGGGATCAGCGCGGCCACGAAGGCTCTCTCCGCTGGGCAGTTCGGTCAGTTCCCTCTCTATGCCCTGTCCACAGATGGGGTATGGGCTCTCGAGGTGGCAAAGGACGGGACATATACCGCCAAGCAGCCGATCTCACGTGACGTGTGTATCAATCCAAAGAGCATAACGCAGATCGATAATGCGGTGCTGTTCACCAGTGAGCGTGGTATCATGATGCTGTCAGGATCGCAGTGCGTGTGTATCTCCGACTCGCTCGACCCCAACCGAAGCACCTCGTTGAAGAGCCTGCCAAAGTCCGACGAGTTATCCAGGGAGGCTGGCATACCCAAGGAGCAGACGGACCACCTACCGCTCAAGGACTTCCTCGCGGAGGCAGAAATGATCTACGACTATCCCCGTCAGCGTCTGTATGCCTACAACCCCAAGACTTCGTATACCTACGTCTACTCCCTCAAGAGTAAGCAGTGGAGTACTACTCCTACAGACATTCGCAAGGCGGTGAACTCCTACCCGCAGACGATAGCCGTGACGAAGAATGGGAGGGTGGTGGACTATTCCAAGATCGACCCGACGAAGGGCGTTCGAGGGTTGCTGGTCACGCGCCCGTTAAAGCTCGGAGCACCCGACACGATGAAGACTATCCGCTCTGTTATACAGCGTGGGTACTTCCGCAAGGGGCACGTGCGAACGATCCTCTACGGATCGCGCGACCTCTTCGACTGGCATGTGATCTCGTCAAGCGCGGACCATATCCTTCGAGGTATCAGCGGTACTCCTTTTAAGTACTTCAAGGTGGCCTTGCTCTGCCAGCTTGATCCCGAGGAGGCGATCTTCGGGTGTACTATTGAGTACCTACCCAAGCTGACAGATAAGCCACGATAGAGACCTCTCTGCACATGAAGCGGGGGCAGTTACTGAGAATACCTCGGTAGCTGCCCCCGCTTTTTGTTTGTGTCGAGCCCTATACGAAGGGGCTCATCTTGCGTCGGATCTTTCCTGTGCGTCGCGCCATAGCTCGGGCGATCTCCTTCTTTGCTACCTCGGCCTTCTCGAGCCATACATTAAAGCTGCTATCCCCGATGAGCATCAGCCACTCAGCGAAGGCACGGCACACCAGGAACTCGTGTATCCAGTTCTCCGCATAGGTGAGCGTATGCCGCGACATAAGCGAAGGGACAACCATATTGAGGGTGTATTCCTCTCGCTCGGTGTCGAGTATATCATCACGCTGGTGTATCTCGCACCCGCAGCCCTGGTCCTCCAGCAGGGGGGAACGCGTGTAAGGGTAGAGTGCTTCCTGGATCTCGCTGAATGAAAGGTCCAGCACACGAGCGATACGATCCACGTTGCCCTCCTCGCCTATATCGAAGGTAAGATGATTGTCTACGTCGGGTTGCTTGTCCGACTTGGCCACGCCATAGATATAAGCGATGTTGCGTATATCGTATATGAGCTCATCTGTATAGAAGGTGAGCGTAGCCCGCTGGTGATCCCCGTCGAGGCGTTCTGTAATAAGACGGGCGTTAAGGTCGTGAAGGTATGTTCGTCTCTCCATTATTCGTAGGGGTTAGCTGGTCGGGTAGGTCGTATGCGTCGCGATGACGCCTGCTTCATCTTGTCGAGGTCAGCTTGTGCAAACTTGCTGTATGCGCTTGCCATTTCGTCCTTCATCAGTGCGTACCACTCCGACAGGCACGTGTGGACCAGGTAATGGTGGATAGCCTCCTCCATATCCTTGATCGCTGGGAGGAAGAAGTTGTCGGGGAGGCGTAGTGAAAAGGTGAGGGACTCTTCGTCCTTCGGTACATTGTCTACGGACGTCGCTGCATTCTCCTCCGTGAGATAGAGGTGCAGATGCTGGCGCAGGCTTGCGTCGGACGATTTGACCGCACGAAGGATAACCTCACGACTCTCCCCCTCTACGTCGAGCTGGGAGAGGGATACTTCCCGTGCGTCTTTGTCTTGCGATAAGTCGGTCTCCCCAAGTAGGTGCGCTTGCAGGGCCACCTGGTAGTAGACCTCGGGGAGCTTGATAGTAATCGTTACGTTCTGCATATTGGCTTAGGCTCTTGTGGGTGCAACGGGTGGACGCTTGTAGTGCAGCTTCTTTAGCATAGCGGAGAGGTGTGTGCTCGCCTCCTCGGAGGCTGGTGCGCTACCCTCGGGATAGCTTGTCCGATACCACTCCGATAGTACCGCCATAGTGAGGAAGCTATGTATGCCAGCTTCTATTGCTGGGATAGCTCCGTCATCGAAGCGGGTGCTCACGCTGAGCTTCACTACGAAGTTCTCTCCCAGCTCTACTGCACGGCCCACCGACAGGGCGGGGTGCTCCTTGATGTACCCACGCATCCCTCCTATCAGGGCATTCACCGCTTCTCTCCAATACCGCTCCAGGAGCTCTCGGCTACTATCAGTAGGGAGCAGTCGGTCGTATGCTGTAGGGTCTTTGTCTATGAGCTTTGCAGCCTGGTAGCTGGCACTCTTCTTGACCTCATTGTACACCAGCACCTTGCTTATATTCAGTGTGATCTCTTTCATATCCTTATCCAATTAAGCCTCGGAGCAATGGTAGCCACAACTTCCTCGACACCCAAGCCCCGAGGGCGAGTGCAATAGCGAGCAGGGGGGCAAAGGCTTTGAGGCGCATTGACTGCCATGCTGTGAGCTTGGCTGGGACTTCGACGTGTCTTGTAATGGTCTGCACTACGCGCACGCTATCGACACTCCCTGCGTTGATCGTATCGTGGACAACTCTCTCGCGGTTGCGATACACGACCTTGTCCTTGTAGATGGTGTCGCCTGCCTGCCTCTCGGAGACATACACGCTGTCGTGGATGTAGACGCTATCGATGCGCAGACGATCACGCCACTCGATGCGGTCTCGCCATTCTGTGCGGGTGCGCTCTACAGGCACGACACGCACCTTCGGCGAGCAGGAGGTGAGGGCGTAGCCTATCAGTGCCACGGCTACGACCACAATGAGCGTCTCCCACCAGCTTAGTCTATTCGTTCTCATCGTAAATCTGTGTTAAGTCTTTGATAGATAGCCACAGCTTGCTACCTTTGTAGGAGAGAGGAGCTGGAGCTGGAGATTGGCTTTCAGATTTCGTACTCATAAATCCTATCCAGCCCCTTCCTCTCATGCGCCCTGCCGATTGGTGGGGCGCTTTTTCTTAGGGCTGAGCCTCGCCATCCTCAGCTTCCGCTTTGGCCTTAGCCTCGTCCTCAGCCTTCCACTGAGCCTCGAGTGCGAGTGCCTCCTCCTCGGGTGTGAGAACCCACAGATGGGCATCATCCTTTGGGCAGTAGCCGAAGCTGACTACTATGCTATGCTCGGCATTGACGTACAGGTATCCAGCGACCTCTTTAAGTTCAATCTCCATAGTTATATCGGTTATCGGTTATCGGAAGGTTAGTGCGAAGCCCTTGGCGGTGGCTTTCTGTGCATACGCTCTTGCCTCGGTGGGGTGTGCCGTCTGCCAATCACGATGGAGTGTTATAGACTTTCCCGTTACCTGCTGGAGGTTATCAACGAGATACTTCACACTCTCCACGGAGATGTTAGCGCACGCGGAGAGGTCGAGATCAACCTTGATCCTCTTGATGCGCACCTCCTCGAGGGAGGTGCAACTGCCAAAGGCGTTTCCCGTACCCCCGCACTCCGAGAGATCCATAATGGCGTCGACTTTTCGCAGCGAAGAGCATCCATAAAAGGCCATATTTATACTTTTTAAGCCCACGCCAAACACGGCGGTCACATCTGTAAGATTGATGCACCCCGCGGCCATCTGATCGATATTCTCAACCTTAGAGCAATCTCCAAGACTAAGAGATTTAAGCGCCTTGCATCCAGATATGAAAGAGCCCATCTGTTTGCATAATGGTAGACCGCCAATCTCTAGACTCTCCAGGGAGACACAGCCATTGAAGGCTGACGCTGCTGTAGTGACTTTAGCCATAATTGGCAGCTGCGCAGATGTCATTGACGTGCATGAGAAGCACATATACGAGATGTCTACCACTTCATCTACCTCCATAAGCGTTGGCATCCTTTTCAGTCTTGAACACCTGCCGAGCATATATCTCAGGCTAGCTGGTGCGTAGCCTCGGTACACCCTCAGTGCCGGAAATTCATCCGAGACCCAGTCTAGAAGCTGCTGCTCTTTAAAGATGTCAATCACTGGAGAGTGTATCTCTGCGAGCTTTGTGGCCACTGTTGACAGACCATCTCCTTCGTTGATGTCTACGCCGTGATGGCGGAGTGCCTCAATGATCTTCCTGCGCTGTCGATCTAACTCATACACTTGATCTGCTGTCATATCTGTTTCCGTTGGTTGCACTCCCGCGCCCTTTAGGATGCAGAAGATGAATTGATAAAAGAAGTCGTTGGCATTCGCCCACTGCTTCTCGGTCATAGGCGTGCTGTCGGTTGTCGTAGCGAGGTAGGAGGTGTAGGCGCTATCGCCCTTTTCCCCGCGCTCGCCACGCTCACCTTGAAGCCCCTGTAAGCCACGCTCACCTTGAAGCCCCTGTAAGCCACGTTCGCCTTGAAGCCCCTGTAAGCCACGTTCGCCACGTTCGCCAGTGTCACCTTTTTCTCCCTTCTCGCCCTTTTCCCCCTTCAAGCCTTCCAGCACGTTGGCCGTCACCTTGACGGGCGTCTCGTTGCTTCCGTACTTAGTGACCTTGCAGAGGTCTACTACTATCTCGTAGTCGTGGTATCCATCGGCATACGCAGGGTCGGGGATGCGCCCCGTGGCGGTCATCGTGTACACGCCGAGCCCCAGTTGTTGTGAGATGTCAGCCGTGACCTCGACCACCAGCTTCTTGTCTTCGATGGTGTACGGGATGGTTGCACACCATGATCCGCTCTTGCTCGATACCATCACGTGCAGTCCTTCAAGCTCGGTAGGGTCGAGGACTTCGCCCGATGGCTGTTTGACCAGCTCCACGGGTATCCTCTTGTCCGTACCTCGCTGGACAAGCTGTAATGTTCCCTTCGCTCCTGCTTCTGCTCTTCCGAATATGCTCATAGTGTATTGGGGGTAATAGGTTTCTTCATCGTCGTATATCTCTTCCCATCGTACTCCAGCACCTGCCCTCGGGGGGCCTTGTTTTTGCCAGCAATGGATACGTGTATCCACTCGCTACGCCCCTTGGGGTGCTCCCATATCAGCTGATCGAAGCCCCCACGATCCCAAATGATATGGAGTAGCTTCTTCAATAGCTTGTGGTCGCGTGGTACGATGTCGGCAGCTTGCCCCAGCACGTGCTGGCTATCCGCAACACCGCCAACGGCTTTGTTGAGCTTAGGCACTCGGAGGCCTGAGCGCACGATAATAGGATTGGCAAACTCCTCACGTACCCCGTCGAGATACTCCATAAGCCGCTCGAGGTACATAAGCTGATCTGTGTTTGGATCATTGGGTATGCCGAGACGGATAGCGGTGTCGCTGTGCGTCATCTCGGATAGTGAAAAGTACTTGCTCATAGTCGTATTGGTATTACTCTTCTCCTTCTTCTCTCTTTACTCGCTCGACAAAGATGTCTCGGATCTCTTCGACGTCCTTGTTGCGTATTGCACTCGCTCCCTTCACGAAGCGTCGCATACTCTTCTCCATGCTCTGCGTGACGTTTTTAGGGCTATTCTCCCAAATACTTACGAACTCCGTATGTACGATAAGTAGCGTCACCAACATTGATATGTATGGGAGCTCGTTCATGTGAGCGTATGACCACGCGTCAGACATAAGAAGTATCCCATCGGCAATGCCTGCAAGAGCTACACAGATGTAGTACAGCGAAAGTCTGATAACGAATGAAGTGTAGCCCTTGCTTGACGCTCCGTTACCGAACTTCTTGGCTAACTTCTTTGGGTCTCCCTCCAGCTTTCCCTCGCTTACGATGATGCGAGCCTGCTTTTCGTCGAAGCGTTTGTCTCGCATAAGCGCAGATGCAAGGTCAAGGAAGCGGGCGATAGTCACACTCGCATAGCAGAAGATCCCGATGACCGCTGCGTGCGTTATCTCCGTCTTGGAAAAGGCGTCAGGGTCGAAGAAGTCGATAATACTCATAGTTAGTTGGTTTTGGTTGGTTAGGTTGGTGCTGGTTAATAGTTGTCTCCTACGACAACGAATGAGAACCAAACGTCATCGTATACACCGTCGTCGTGGTTGGTTCGTATGGTGAAGTAATTGGGCGAGTGCTCTACATAGCTGGCGTTATGTCCACCATTACCTGATGCGTTGCATATCACATTGTAGCGCGTGTGTCCCAGCGTGTGGTGGATCTTGTACATGCCTCGACCGATGCGCTCTACCCGCATGGAGTCCTTCTTGGCCCCCCACACATATTCAAGGTGCATCGTTCTTGGGTTTACGCGGCCCGAGAGCAGAAGCCCAGGGATGTCGATGTCGCCACGGATCTGCACAATGGGCTTGTTTAGCTTGTTCGAGATACGCACGAAGCGAGGGCTTGCCCCCCACATGCCCATGAAGAAGAGAGCCCCGTCGTCACCGATGTACACACGGCAACGTTCGTTACGTGTGTCGTCGGACTCGAGCGTGCGGAAGTCGTGGGTATAGGTATCAGGGAGCTTGCCACCAAATAGCATTGAGGCAATCCGTAAGACCTTGCCGCCTTCCATCACCTCCATCTGTCCCCAATGGCCCGTGCCGTCGTGGTTGATCTCCACCACACGCTTCTCGCCTGTAGTACCGAAGCCCGTCACCCCAGCCGCAAAGGCGGGGAGCGACGTATTCGAAGATCCTGCGAAGAAGCTGCGCACCTGATTTGTCATCGGATCGCGCGCCCCGATGAAGCTCGTGAGGATAAGCCCGCCATAGATGTCGGTAGTCCCGTCGGTGATAGACGTTCGTAGGTAGTCAAGCAGTCGGGCATTATCCTCGATATCCTTGAGCTTCTTGTCGGTGTAGCTCTTAGCGTTGTTCGTGGCCTGATCGGCTGCGTCGTCGGCATACTTACGGACCTCTCCGTCTTTCCTTTCGGCTTCGGCTACTGCCTCACTCTTGGCTTGTTCTGCCTTCCCGTCGGTATAGCTCTTCCCTTCGGTGTGCTTGCTGTCGGTGTAGTTCTTCGCTCCCACAAGGGTAGCCGCTGCCTGGCTGTCAATACGCTTGGACGTAGTCTTGTCCCCAGCGTCAGCGTATTGCTTTGCTCCATTCAGTGCCTCGCCTGCCTTCCCGTCGGCATAGCCCTTGGCTTCTACCGATGATATGTAGTCGTCCAAGCGCACCCAGTGTAGTGCGTTGAATGTCGTAGAGGCCTCCTTCGCGAAGAGTGTAGTCCCTCGTGGATAGTTCACGCCTCCGATAGAGTTGTCTTCGGTCATCACCCAGCTGTCCCCCACCTGGTAGGATGTGGGCTTTTTTAGGTGTGTGGTCGTCTTGCCGTCGGCAGCGGCCTTGGCCTCCTTAGCAAGCTGCAACGCTTTCAGGCTGTCGCTGTCTACGATCTCCTCCCATGTATAGGAAGGTGTGTATCTCCAGCTCTTCCCAGCGTTGGGGCTCGGTGACTTATCCAGCGAGGTGAAGGTGTCCCCGATGTGAGCCTTCTTGTCCTTCTCCGTCGTCCACTGCGACGTCGGTGGGGTAGTGTCAGAGGGCGCGCCATTGAAGTACCAATTAGATACCTTCCCGTCGAGCTGCTCCTGCATGCGCTCGAGCTTCGCATTCATTTCGGTTACTCCCGAGAGTCCCGTCTTCAGCTCACCTCGCAACGCCTGCACCTGCGCCTCGGTGTACTCTCTCCCTTCCTGTACCTTGCTATCTGCGTAGCCTTGTAGGTTGGCGATTACCGCATTAGCCTTATCCTCTAAGGAGCGTCCCGCCTCCGTGAATTTGCTGTCAGTGTAGCTTCGAGCACCAGCGGACTTAGTATCTACGTAGCCCTTGAGCCCGTCGGTTTTGTTGTCGGTGTAGCTTCGAGCCTGCCCTAAGATGCCCTCGAGTATGGTATCAGCATCAGGACCACCTCCAGCGCCTCCCCCCGTGAAGGATACTTTATACCCTCGGATCTCCTTACGTACTAAGTCGATGACGAACTCCCCGTCAGGCGAGATGAGCTTGTCGATGCGGAGAGCTGCCGCTGGTATCTCCACAAGACCGTACAGAGGTGTGAACACTCTGTTGGGTAGCGAGCTCAGCATGCCGACAAGCAGGTGGTAGTAGCCTTCCTCTCCTTCCATAGGCTTGAAGCCATCGCTGGTGACGAACGTACCCGTGTTGTCGGTCTTGCTACATCGTGCATACACATAGAGATTGCGTACGGCATCGTCTACATCTACCTCGATACCTGGCACGTCCCACGTCTTGTAGTCGGAGAGGGGGCGGTCGGGGCGCACCCCTTCGATACCCATGGTGAGGTGGCGAATGACGCCAGCAGGCACGGATAGCTTCTTGTACGTATTAGAGTAGCGGACCACATGCTCCACACGTCGTGCACTCGTAGCCGACTCTACAAAGAGCCACTGCAAAGAGGGGTCACCCTGTAGCAGACGCAGAACACGTGCCGTAAGTGGACTGATGCTGTCATTGAGCTCAGTGCGTATTCTGTGCTCGATATTCGCCTCGGGCGGCAGGTGCTTTGCAGGGAGTAGACCATCGGTGTCGAGCGGTGCAATACCATTAGGCTCACCCACACGATCTCGTAGCTTCTCTACCTCGGTGCGAAGGCTCGCCAGCTCAGCAGAGCCCACTCCGCCACCTGGAATACCTGGGTAAGGGCTTGGATCAGGGTGCAGCTCCGTTACATCGTTGCGTGATGCGTCACCCCATCGGAGTCGATGCTTATCCCACAAGAGCTCCTTGCCGTCGACAATCACATAGTCGCCTTCCACGCCTCCCTGTGGGAAGCGCGAATACACATCAAGCAGCGTAGCGAATACGCCTAAGTTCACAAGCCTTGATTTCATTATTCCATTAGTGTCTTGCTGGTTTCCATTAGGGCCTTAGCCTGCTCGCCATTGCCCAGCGTGAGGGCGGTGAGTGCTCCTGCGTAGTAGACCACAGCCTCGCGCAAACGCTCGCAGATAGCGAGCTTACCTTCTCGGATCTTAGGGCGAGGTAGGTAACGAGCCTTCTCCACCTGGATAGACTCCCCAGCCTCACAGCTGTATAGCTCCAGCGTCAGCCCCTCGGGAGCTTGGATAAGAGCTACCACGGGCTTCTCGGGACAACCACGAACGCCCGAGAAGGCACTAAGCTGTAAGGCATAGCGTGGGTCGTCTTCATAGATAGGCTCTGTGACGTCCTTTCTCCAGTCACTCATACGGAAGGTGACAAGACGCAGGAAGTCGGCAGGGATCGTCATTACGCCACGTCCATAGCCGACGGCACTCTCCCAGCGGATAGTACCCGAGAAGGGCAGACCCACATCCAGCAGGTGGCGTGGCGCATCGCGGTGGACGATGAGCGCAGCATCCTCCAGCTTGCTCTCGATGATCTCCTCGACACTGAGCGTATCGACGTCACCAAGAGAGGAAAGGGTGGCACTGGTGTTGTTCTCGTCCAGTGCCACCCTTACTGCCCGCTTCAATTCTTCGATAGCGTACTCCATGGAGGATTACTCCTTGTCGGTAGCGTCAGAGCCTTCAGCGTCGTCAGTGGCAGAGGGTGCGACGTCCGTCCAGTTGATTTTTACACCTACGGACTCAGCTGCTTCTTCGATGGACTTACGTGATTTCATCTTAGAGCGGCCTACGCCATAGTCGGTAGCGAGGGCTTCCTTAGCGTCGGACTCATTGGAGAAGGAGAGTACTACGGCTTCGGTCTTCTCAGCCTTAGGCTCTTCGCCCTTGGCTACCTCCTCTACGGCCTCCGAGTTATCCGTGTAGTAGGGATCTTCCTCGAAGTACGTACCGAAGTAGGGGTGCGCCTCTAATTCTTTCTGCTCCTCTTCATCGCCTGTTACATACGCACTACCTCGCTCCATCTGAGGCTCAAAGGCAATGTGACGATAGGACGTAGCGTCTGAGCCGAGGCTAAGGCTAAGGCAAGTGCCTGAGATATATCTTTTATTCATTCGTTCTTCGTTCGTTAATAATAAAGGAGGGGGCAGACACCCAAGGGCCCCTGCCCCCGTCCTTTACAGACACATCACAAAAGACAACGGACACTCTAAGGCTTACGCCTTCTTCAGCTTGAGGCGAGCGTGAGCCTTTGGATAGCGGAGATACAGGCAGGCGATCTCCTGGAGGACAACGGCGTCGGTATTGCGGATACCAGCTGCCTTCATGTCGAGGATATTACGCTGCCAGGAGAGGAAGGTACTCTTGACGAGGAACTCGGGATCAAGAGCGAAACCGCAGTCGCTCATGCCGTTCAGGTCGAAGAGCTCATGATGCATGACCATGATTTCACCGAAGTCGGTGATCCAGGACTTGAACTGAAGATCCCACGACTCTACCGACTCCTTCAGGCGGAACTTGTCGCTCTTGATCTTCGAGAACGCTGCGAGCATTTCGCTACCGCAGAAGAGGACCTTGCGCTTGTTCCCGACGCCCGTGCCCACGAATAGGTCCTTGGAGATATCTACCAGCTGCTCATCGGTGATGTCAGTGCGTCTTGCCGAAGCGACGTACGTACCGACCTCGATATCCTTACCCGCCTGATGCCAAATGCCTCCCGTGAACCACGTAGCAGAGCCGTCCTTTGTGGGGTGGACGATCCTGTTCTTCGAGCCGAAGAGGTAGGTGTTCTCCTGTGCAAGGCGCATGTCGTAGATACCATCTTCTTCCAGGTCCGAGAAGTCCCACTTGACGTTCTTTGCAGACATCTTGTCGATCGTGGACTGCTCGATTTGGATCATGAAGTTTTGGCAGTACTGCTCCTCGAAGGTGGGGATATTATTGAAGCGACCCGTCTGTGCGTCAAGCTCAGCACAAGCCTTACCCATGCGGACGAGGCGCGTATTCTGCGCGATCTGTGGGACGAGGATGGTCTGCCCCTTCGCGTTCTTTGCGCCATTGACGGCATAGACGACAGGCATGTTCGTGCTGGGGTCACGACCACAGACGTGGAGGACGAGGTCAGGTGCAGTACCTGGTTGGTAAGCGTTACCCTTTTCGTCGAACTGACCCTTGACACCGACGACGCGGATCGTATCGTCGAGCGTGAACATGCTCGCGTCAGCTACCTCCAGCTTGACGCTGGCGTCGGTGGCCTGCTGTGCTGCCATCAGCTTGGATGTGGTCGTCGAGATAGGGCGCGTACCTGCTGTGGGGTACTTCACTACCATGCTATCGATCTTGCGAGCTTCCGAGTGTCGGCTGATCTGATCGATGGGTGTGGACATTGGACGGATCTTAATGATGCGATCGTCAATGGCCTTGGAGTAGTAGTCGGGATCGCCCTCATCCTCACCCGTGGTGCGGTTGGCGATACCTTCGTTACCCATTTCCTTGCCACCCTGGCCTACGGCTGCACCGCTATCAGTCTTACCTGCATCAGGAAGAGGACCGACGACAGCCATAGCACCACCCCCGAAGATGCCCGCCAAGAGGAGCAGACCCAGGTTTGAGATGTTAGTTACTACTTGCTTCTTATTCATTTTGATTTTGGTTAGTTGGTTGATATTACTCTCGCTTAGTTCGCTTCATCTTGCCCCTGTCCCAAATGCTCTTTCGCGTTGATACTTCGCCAAGAGCACCCAGGTTGGGTGTGGGTCTTTCAGGGGTTGAGCCACCTCCCGAGAGGTTAGCCGTGCCGTCGCCTTCTTCGGGCTTACGGAGCTTCACGTCGATCTTCTCATTGCGCCCTGCCACGCGTCCCGTCTCCTCGGCCTCTGCCACTGCGTTGTCGTAGCCAATAGCCTTGAGTGCCATTTCGATAGTTTCGCGTGTGAACTTCCCGCGCACCCCGTCAGTGACAATGTTTTGGAGCAGCTCCATAGCCTTGTCAATATCCTCATCGGGTACGCCTTCTTCCTGGAGCTTGCCAATCATGTTGAGAGACTCACCCAGGTTTTCCTCGTACTCCTTCTCTAGCTTCTCGGAGTTAGCGATGCGGTCGAGGAACTTCTGATTAGCCTCCGCGATCTGCTCCTGTTTCTCAGGATCTCCGATAGCGTCGGTAATCTCCGTTCCGAATGTTTCTACGAGAAGGACTGCGGGATCTTCACCGCCTGCCCAACGCGAGACGAAGCTCGCACTGCGGGGGTCACGGCCAAAGAGGCCTGCGATCTCCTTCTCTCTCCCCTTGTATCCCTCTAACTGGCTTTCGTAGTCGTCGTAGTCGTCGTTTACACGACCAGCGAGGACTTCGTCGTCGTCCATATCGTCGTCGGGATATTTGTCCTTCAAGCGCGCTTTGAGTCGGTCACGCTTACTCACCTCGACAGCAGGGGGATCTGCGGGTGTAAGGTCCTTCTGTTCATCTATTTCCATAAGCCTAATTTTATAGATGAAGCAAATCTATAAAGCACCCGCCCTAATGTTGTGACATATTGCGTATTATATATTGGAATTGAACCCTCTTCTGCGTATCTTTAAGGCATACCAAAATAAAGGAGAGGGCTATGCCAGGTAAAAGATCGTGTTATGAGTACAAGCACCGAGTGCTGCGTGAGATACTGACGAAGTATAGAGAGTATACTTCGATGTGCTTTTACATAAACATGAAGAACGTCGTACAGCATGTGAAGAACAGCGAGTACTCCCGCTTCTTCGTGTCAGAAGATCGTGCAATACGTGTCATTCAGAAGATGATACGCTTAGGAGGTGAATGCCCTGTCAAGACGCCATCGACGCAAGAGATGTACGAGGAGATATATAAGCGTGTAATGCTACTTCTCAATAGCCACGAAGATCTATCTCTCGAGGATGCCGTGATACGCGTAGTCAATGCTCCAGCCCCCAAGCTCTATCTCTCCGACCGTAAGACCTACGAGAAGATTAACGAAGCCAAGCAGCTATGCAAGACAAGACCAAAACGCTAAGCCTCGCCATCGCTCTACTTACATTCGTCCTCTATTTGCTCCCCATCCCACACGACAGCGTAGGGATATACAACGCGGGTCCATGGTGGGGGCGTTGGACCTACTCGCTTTTTCATGCGTCCATCTTCCACTGGCTGGTAAACTGCTGGTGCTTGCTCTCACTGGTGTTCTATATGGGCGTAACCGCACGACAGCTACTGACGTCCTATATCATTGCGTCGCTATTCCCCGTGGCCACATTGTATGGGCTCTGTGGTGCACACATCCTCACCTTACCCACGACGGGACTTTCAGGCGCATGCTACGCTCTGATAGGCATGGTGACTCCCCAGGTGGCACGAAAGCGTGAGTGGCTTACCTGGCTTGCTATTGGCTTTGCCGTCAGCTGCATATTCCCTCTCATCAATCAATTCGTACACATTTGGGGCTTCATCGTGGGCCTCGGTATCGGATACCTCACTCAATGCGCGAAGAAGTAGCACGAATACTACAAGAGAATGAGCGACGGCTCGAAGCTCTCCATGCACCATTTAATCCCATCACGGGGTTAGGGTCACCGCTGGAGCGTTTCGAGCTGCGTCTCTCTGACTTCGGTGCTATGGAGGTGCAATACCTGCCTACCTCGATGAAGGATATACCACTCATCAAGCGTCTATCCAAGGCGGGGAGCATATCCAAATTCCTTGTTGATAGGTACGGAGAGGAGACGGACGAGAATAGGAAGGCACTCATTGAGGTGTTCCTCCGACTCAGGGAGAAGCATGATTTTTTCTTTTGGGCTGCGGTCCAGGTGTTCATCAAACGCAAGGGTGGTGGCTCGGACGTGCGTTTCAAGCTCAATCATCCACAGCGTAAGCTCGTCGAGGCTTTCGAACGTCAGCGTCTTGCTGGTGCTCCTATACGCCTTATCCTGTTGAAGGCGCGTCAGTGGGGTGGCTCTACCGCCACACAGATATATATGGCGTGGCTTCAGCTGGTGCACCAGGTGGGGCTGAACTCCCTTATCGTCGGTCACGTCAAAGCTGCCTCTACAGAGGTGAGCAACATGTTCGAGCGTCTTATCAATGCCTACCCCATCGAGCGACTATACCCGATAGGGGCATCGTTCAAGCCCAATGAGCCCAAGCTCATAGGTATAGGGTCGGAGCGTAACGTCCGACGCATACCACAGCGTTCGTGCAATATCAAGCTGGGGACAGCAGAAGCCCCCGACAGCGCGCGTGGTGGTGACTACAACCTGGTGCACTGCACTGAGGTGGGGCTATGGAAGACCACCGAGGGGAAGACGCCCGAGCAGATCATCCGATCCGCTTGTTCGGGGGTACTCTACAAGCCGCACACTATGATCGTGTATGAGTCCA